TAAAATCAAGTAGTTTAAGTAGATTTGATTTAGGTGACATATTTGGTGGGTTAAATATTACAAATGAAGATGTGTTTTTTTATGAAAATGATGCGGCACGTGTAGTTACAGAAAGAACAAATACTAAGTGGGGTATTATTGCTAATTTTATGGATAAGACTCCATCCGAACGAAAAAAAGAGGCAATATTATCCGCAAAAAATAAAACAGCAGAACAACAAGAAACATTAGGTGAGGTAAAACAAGATATTAATAATAGTACAACAGGATATTTATATTTCTGCAACCAACTTTCGCAAGCATACCATACTGATGATGAAAAAATTAAATATGGTACTCATGCTAACATTTTTGTTAATTTAAGAGCATTATATTATTTAGCTGGAGACCCAACATTAGAAGGACAAGATCCTGCTGAAAAACAAACTATTAATTTAATGAGTTATATGAAAGACTTATTAACAATAGTTCAAAATTCAATAGGTAATGTTAATAATTTCGAAGTAGTAATTGATGGTAATACTGGATACATTGCAGATGTAAATTATGTACCAACTGATGAGATCCCTGCTCCTTTTAAGTTCGAAATAGGTAATAAAAGATCAGTTATTAGAGACATATCATTAGAATCACAAATATTTGCCGATCAATCAACTATCATAGCAGTCGCCGCTCAGTCAGATGCTGGTAAATTAGGATTAGAAAATAGTTCTATGGTTGCTTATAACACTGGAATTAAAGATAGAAACATATTTAGAAAAGATACCCCACTTAATAATAACCGCAGTAATGAGGACCAAATAAGTGGATTTATTTTAGCATTATCTGATTTATCTGAATTGTTTGATTCTATGACTAAAACATTAAATGTTTTTGATTCTGAATTGTTAGTAGATAGTATAAATAAATATAAAAAATCATTAACCGATATAATAGTATTTTTTACTGCATATTATAAATCAGATAACAAATATAAAGCTATATTACCAACAAAATTATCATTAACTACAGACGGTATTGGTGGTTTAATTATTGGTAATATATTTGATATTGATAAAACATTTACTCCTAGAGCATATAAAGGAGAAGAAGGTGTTGGTATTAAACTTCAATATTTAGTCACTAATATTAAACAAGACGTAGGAGCTAATAATCAATGGACAACAACAATTGAAGGTAATCCATACATTCCTGATGAGTCGTTTGATACATTAACAAAAGATCAAAAATCAATTAAAACTGAAATGACCATTACTAAAAAATATGTATATGATCAATCTACAGGAAAAATAATAGAATCAATTACTAATAACACTCCAATTAATGAACCTCCACTAGGTGTTACAGGTGATGCTAGAGCTATGGCTTCAGCTATGAATTATGTTTTAGGTGGACCTAGAAAAGGAGAAGGATTATGTAATCGATATACTTATAATTTAGCTTATAATTATACTAAATTTAGAGCAGGAAAGAAAAATGAAACAAAAAGAGGAGCTACTATAGGTTCTAACGGAAATGCTGGTACTGAAGCAGCATTTAAATCCTATGAAGCTTTAGGGTATTCAAAATATCAAGTAGGTTATGGTATGACTATAAAAAAGATTGATGATTATTTAAGTGATTATAGTAAATTTAATGTAGGGGATGTGATTCAGTATCGTTCAGATATACAAGTTTTTAAACCAAAGCAGAATAAATTTGATTTTCTTTATCATGCTCAAATATATACTGGTGGAATGGGATGGAATTCAAGTATAAAAAGTTTTACGCTTATGCCCAAGGCTGCACGTTACGCTACTGATGATAGTACAAATTTTAGATTAAATAATAACAACAGTGGAAAAGGTGCAGGTAATTTCCTTTATGGGAAATATGCAGATTTAAAAAGACCACCATTATTCGATTTATGGGTTTTTAAATTACTTTCTTAATTATTATTAATTGATGAGACCTCCAAAAAACCAAATACTAGAGAATTTATATACTAAAGGTAATGAATATTTACTTATTAGAACTTATGATAACTATGTAGGATATTATCATTCAGTTTCAGGAAAAAAATACATTGGTGCTACATATAAACAAAATTCAATTGAATTAGTACCATATACAGAAAATCGAGAAGTAGCAGCATACAATTTATCAAAAATAGATCCTGTTTATGTGCGTATTAATCCAAATATAATTAATATTATTAAAAGAGATGAATTTCCGATTGTTCGAGTTAATTTTACCCCCTCGCCAAATGCATCGTACCGATTCTTTATTAAACGAATAAATGAAACCAACTCTCCAATACTTGAAGTAAATAAACAAACATATACTAATGCTAGAGCTACTAAATTTTACTACACTTTAAGCATATTTTTCAATTCTGAGGATTCTATATTAGATTATAATGTATTTGAAAAACAAATGCCCGGAATAGATACTTTTTTAAGAAACTACTCAATACCTCCTGAAGGTGATACTGCAGGATTTTAATTAATTAAAAGGTTATACTATGTTTTATATTATTGAAAAACAGGATCAATTAGATCAGTTACATATTGGCGAAGACACATTCATTCATATTATTGCAACGAATGAAAACTATCACCCTGCTTTACAAAACATCAGTTTAATTTATGTTCGGTGGATAAAAGGCCATAAAGGATATATTTTATGTGTAGATCACTCCGAATCATTACCACTAAAAATCACCGATATACTCGACAAACTATCTAAAGTCAATAATCTATACACATTAGATAAGAAAGCGGTGTTACACCACTTTCCCACGTTATCTCCTCAATTAATTGATGTGCAACTGATTAATTCATATCAACATTTTCAAGAAATTAATATTGAGCAATACGAATCAAAAGTTGAGACTGACTTTAAACGTAAGTACTATACTGAATCACCATCAGTATTAATTCCGATTGCAAAACATTATGAAAAATACGAAAACGTATATGATCATATTGAGCAAACTATAAATAAAATTAGTGAAAATATACGTGAATATGATTTTTTAAATCATTACGTTGCTCCATTATTCTACAATATTGAAAAACAAGGTATTAAATTATCAAAGGAGTCATTCATTGAACACTTCAAAACATTACCTAACCCAAAATTTTCAGTATCTAAAGGTAAAATATACACACAATATAATTTAAATACATTAACAGGCAGACCATCAAATGCATTTAATGGTATTAACTTTGCAGCATTAAATAAAACAAATGGCGAACGTGCCGCATTTATTCCCGAAAATGATTTTTTAGTTGAGATCGATTTTAAAGCATACCACCCAACTATAATAGCTAAATTAGCTGGATATGAATTTACAGGAAACATATATGATCAATTAGCTAATGAATTTCCTGGATCAACACCTGAAACAATTAAGGAATTAGTATTCCAACAGTTATATGGCGGTGTTAGAAAGGAGTTCCAAGATAAGCCGTTCTTTTCCCAAGTAAATGACTACACAAATCGATTATGGAGTAATGATGGAGCAATCGGTACACAATTCGGTAAACGTTTCACTAAACAAATGATTGAAAATCCAACACCACAAAAACTACTCAACTACATTGTACAAAATACCGAAACTATATTTAATGTAGTGCAATTTTCCGCAGTAATAGATTTCCTTAAAGATAAGAAAACTAAAATTATTCTATACACATACGATTCCATATTGCTTGATTACGATTCGTCGGAGACTTTATTAAATAGCATAACTTCGCTACTAAAATTTAATTACTCCACGAAAACTGGACACAATTACGCAGAGATAAAATAAATTATATATTTATGTTGGACTTAAGTTACGATTTATTTAATAAAACATTTTCTGCCATTAACAAATTATTCTGTACATTCACGGCTCTTGAAGAACTAGACGAAACTTTAAACACTTTAACGACTAAATATACTATTTTATATTCTAAAATATTTGTATTAGAATCGCTATCGACTGACGAATACATTTGTACTTATAATATTGATACATTCAATATGGAGCAACAATCGGTGTTGCCTAATACAATATTGCTACATCGTAAAAAAGAGTCAAATACGTTATATACAATAAATGCATTAAACGCATTAATAAAGTCTTTAAACAACGGTATATTAGATACTAATTACCGTATTACCTGGTTGGATTATAAAAATTCAATCTTATTGATTCAAAGTAATGATTTAAATATCATTCAAACAAAAATTCACAGAATAATTAATCTGTAAGATTTCTCAATTACATTTATCAAGTACAATTTTTAAAACTTAAATAGTTATATTATGGATTTAGCTTTGTTAAAGCAAAAATTAGGTAATCTTAACGCACCCAAAAACAGTGGTGGTAAGACTTACGAAAAAATCGACTACACGAAAGTGTTCTGGAAGCCTCAGGTAGGCAATTATACGATTCGCATCGTACCCGCAAAAGCGAATAAGCAAAACCCATTTAAGGAAGTATATTTCCATTATGGATTTGCTAAAGGACCAGTATTAGCTCTAAACAACTTTGGAGAAGCTGATCCAATCATGGAATTTGCAGCAAAATTACGTCAATCAAAAGATCGTGACAACTGGGCATTAGCCAAGAAATTAGATCCAAAAATGCGTGTATTTGTTCCTGTTGTTGTTCGTGGTGAAGAGCATTTAGGTGTTCGTTTATGGGAATTTGGAAAAGAAGTATACAAATCATTACTAGGATTTGCTGCTGATGAAGATTACGGTGATTTTACTGACATCCATGATGGATTTGACTTTAAAATCGATGCCGTACACGCTGAAGTTGCTGGTCGTAAAGTAGTTAGTTGCACATTACGTCCTCGTCCAAAAGCATCACCAATTTCTGAAGACATTAATTTAATTAATAAATTCTTAGAAGAACAACCTGATATCATGGCTATTAATCGCAAACGCGAATACAATGATATTAAGGAATTATTGGCTAAGTGGTTAAATCCAGAAGCTGAAGAAGAACAAGCAGCACCTGCTGCTCCTGCTCCAACACCTGCAGACCCATTACCCGCAGTATCACCAGAATGGGACGCTTTAGTTCAAGCATCGCCCACTGAAGATAAATCATTTAGTTTAAAAACTAATTCATCCGATAAATTTGACGAATTATTTCAATAATGGCAAAAAAATCACCATCCGAGACTGTCACCCA